CCGTCGATGGTGCCGCCCGTGATCGAAACGCTGTTCGAGTTTTGGAAGGCCATGCTTCCGAGGCCAGACACGGCAATCGAAATAGAGCCGTCGCCGTTGGTGATCGTGATGTTCGAGCCAGGCGTGATGTGGTGATTTTCCCACCGGGCCTGCGTTGCGTCGTAGATCAAAACCTCACCAGCCAGCGGCGTGCCTGTGCCGTTGATGTAAACGTCCTGAAGGTTGTTCAGGCTCTCGCTGATCTTCATGCGGACGAAGATCGACCCGCTGCCGCCAGTTCCGGCCTTGACAACAACAGCCACCGGCACGTCAATGTTTGGCGCAGCGGGTCGCACATTGGTCCACGTACCTGCGGTGGCTGGGTCGAAATAAAGCAGATCACCGTCAGCCCAGGTTTCACCATAAGGCGTGCCGGTCGTGTTGAAGCCGCGCAGAAGACCGAAGCTGATGACATAACCAAAGCTATTGTCAGCGATGTCTTGGTCCGTAACGCCCATCATGTAATCTGACAAGACCGAGCCATCTGCAACGGCAAGGCCAAAGGTCAGCTTGCCAGACGAACCAACAGTGCCGGTAAACATCACCGGCGTCCCCTTTGCGATAAGGGCGCCAGAAGTATTCTTGGAATAAAAATGAAGTTCCTGCCCGACCTGAAGAACGCTGCTACCATAAAGGCCCATGTCCATCGTGCCGTCATCGCGGTTCCAATAAACGCGACCTGGCTTGGAAAGCGAAACAGGGCTGTTGATGTTTAAGTCAACATAATCAGTCTGGACGAAATTATGTGCGTCAGACAGAGGCCCCTTGGCAAGAAGATCGGCCAGCATTTCCGCAGCCGTTGCGCCGGCCAATGCCACCTCGGCTTTGTTGTCTGCTGCGCTTGCAGCATAAGCTGCATCAAGAACGAACTTGGCCGCCGCAAGCGCCTCAGCAATGGCCACCTCGGCTTTGTTGTCAGCCGATCCTGTGGCGTAGCTGTTGTCCAGGATCAACTGGACCAGGATGGCGATTTGCTCAGGAGTCAACTGCCCAGCGACCTTGAACAGCCGCTCAATAGCGCGGATGGCGTCTGGGTCATTGCCGACAAAGGCGGCGATCTGGTTGCGGTTCAGCGGGGTCGGATCTGCCATCAGAACGCCAGCGGTTCTACCCGCGCCTCCAGCCGTGCCATTGCAAGCTGCGCCTCACTGGTGCCACGGAACTTCTGCAAACGCCAGTTGCGCATGTGGCCCTGCTGAAGCCAGACCACGCGCTTGTTGTATTCGCCCAGCTTGCCAACGCGCGCCGGCTTCTCGACGCTGTAGGTCAGACCATCAAGAGAGTACGATGTCCACACGGTCGGATCGGCGCCCGGCTGCACGCGACCCGTCAGGCTGACCAATTCCATCTCATGAAAGATCGCCCCGCGCCCTTCGTTGTAAACGATAGCCGTGCCAAACTCCCAGCCAACGATCTGGCCCCAGTGCGTGGCAATGCTCTTGTCCAGATAACCCACGTCGGTGTCGTCAGGCTTGCCGACGTTCCAACGATCATAGGCCCAGATCGCATCGCTCACGGCCCACTGGCCGAGACCGACCAGCGACGTGCGCAGGAAAAACCAGACAGGCTGCCCGACAGCTTGCGATCCGGCGGCATCAAACACGATGGTCTGATCCGGCAGGTGGATGTCCAAGAACTGGTGCGCGCCCTCGGTACGCTCCTGCATGAACGAGCCGGCAAGTTGGGTCTCGGTGTATCCCGCAAGTATTTCCTCGATCTCGCGCGTGGCGATCTTCTGCACCGTGCCGTTGTTCCCGAGGTAAATCGAGATGTTCTCGTTGGTTCCGCTGCCCATGAAGGCGATGTTCTCGCCGAAGACGCAGCAGGTATAAGTTCCGAGCGTGCCTTTCTGCATCTGCGCGCCAACGATCCGCTGAAACGGAAAGCCCGCTGTGCCAGTGTTGTCGAACACCTCGATGGTGTGGCGGTTCAGCGCGTAGACCTCATTGCGCAGCTTCAGCAGTGCCTTCACCGGGTCAGGGTCTGCTTCGGATGATCCATACTTCAGAGGATCGACGGCGAAGGGGTTGTTCAGTTCAGTGACAACCAAGAACGCGCCGTCGGTTGTCATGAAGTAGCCGTCGATCCAGATGACCGTCAGAGCCGTGCCAAGGTCCGGGTCTGTCACCTGCGTCAGCGTTGTGCCGTCGTAAAGATACAGGCGCCCGCCTGACGTGACTGCCAGATATGTGAAGCTGTAGGTCATCGTCACGCGGCCACCGCTGCCCACGTCGCCGATCACAGTGACCGTGCCGTTCTGCGCGACAGTCACCAGCTTGGTTCCCATCACGCGGTACAGCACGCCGTTCCAGTTCAGGCCGCCACGGTTTGATCCTGGCCCGTCACCCGTTTTGACGATGCCCTCTGCCGGGCGAAGATAGCCCTCCGAGATGCCCGTGGATTTCGGCACAGGCACAAGGTTGACAGGATAGCCCGTCCGAAAGTCGGGCGTGCTGTCGGTAAAAATTCCGCTCAGCAAGGGGATCATCATGAGGTTATACCCGATACCAGGCGTTGGTTGCCGCATCGAAGCGCATGGTGAAGAAGCCGTTGGCGGTGAGCGCAGTCGGTGCGCCGGTGACAGTCCGACCTGCACCCGACACGGTCAGCGCGCTGACGATCTGCGTGCAGTTGACGCTCACCTCTGACTTGTCAGTCGGGGCCGAAGGCAGCACGATGGTGCCAGCCGCGAAGGCGCCGGTCGGGGTCAGCAGCAGCCAAGTTTTGGCGGCAGATACAGTGACCGAGAACCCGGTGGCGCTCGGTGCCGCGTACTGCGTCGCCAGCGATCCCGGCAGCGCCAGGTTGGCCTGCATGAACGACAGCAGCAGGCTCATTGATGCCTTGCGCGTGTCGCCGTTATTCGTGGACCAGACGGCGAGGAGATCGCCAAGCTGGATCGTGTCGAGCGAAGAAAGCTGATTGATGTTGGTCATCGCGTCATTCCCATGTCAATGCGCTGTCCGGGCCAACCGTCAGCGGGTCAATCGGTTGACGCAGGAACGCGTCGTTGTAGTAGCGCCAGCCCTTGTTGCCCTGGCCGCTCGGGATCGTCATATTGCCAAGCTGCATTTCGGTTGGGAAGGTTGAGCGAGACAGCAGTGCCTTATAAGCAAGCTGCGCGTTGGCCTTCGTGTCGGGCGATACGGTCTTACCATAGCCCGGCGCGATGCGAACCGCCAGATTGAGGTGCATGGCTTCAAGCGCGTCATCAGGAACGCCGATGTCTTGATCCAGATCGCTGGCCGCCGTCGAGGATGGCAGAGGATAGCGCAGGCGGATGCCCTTGCCGTTCCACGTTGCCATCATCGCATCAAGGCGCTGCAACGCGCCCTCAAGCTGCTGCGGGGCCAGATCGTAGACATAGGCCGCAAGGCCGATCTCCTCGAATGCCCGGTTCACGATGTCGCGCTTGGTGTATGCCATCACTCAGCCTCAGATTTGCGCGTGCGGCCACGCTTCGGCTTGGCCTCGGCCTCGGGTTCAGGATCTTGCGAAGCACCGCTGGCGGCTGCGATAGCCTCGCGCACGGTGTAATGCCAGCCAGCATTGATGGTGGCTTCAATCTCGTCGTCATCCACGATGCACAGATCAAACGTCTCGCTTGCGCTGCGCTTGAACTGGCCGGGCGACTTGTAGAGCATGGTGGTCATTTGCTCTTGCCTTTCGGTGCCTTGGACGGCTTGCCTGCCTTCATGGCGGCGATGCGCGCCGTGTTCAGCGCAATGGCGATGGCCTGCTTGCGCGGCTTGCCCGATTTCTCTTCCATCGCGATGTTCTTGCCGATGGATTTGCGGCTGTAACCTTTTGTCAGAGGCATGGTGCTATCCCATTGTCAAAGGTGAAGGGGGGCGAGTTTCCCCGCCCCCGATGCTATCAGATCAGGGAACCTGATTAAACAGCATGATGCCCGACATTTCAGGCTGCTTGTTCACAACACCGAAGAAGGTATCCATACGATACTTCGTGATGGCGGTGTTGATGTCGTAGAACTTCTGCATCACCAGTTCGATGCCCTGATCGGTGGTGCCACGCATCACGTCAACGCCA